CTTAGGTTAAGAAGTAAAAAGAATAATAAGATATTAATAATAGTACCAACAACATCATTAGTAGAACAATTAACAAAAGATTTTAAAGACTATGGTTGGAATAGTGAAGCCAATGTACATAAAATCTATCAAGGTCACGATAAAGATACAAACAAAAGAGTTGTAATATCTACATGGCAATCTGTTTATAATCAACCTAAAAAATGGTTTAAGCAGTTTGGCACAATAGTAGGTGACGAAGCACATCTATTTAAAGCAATGTCATTAACTAAAATTATGACGAAGTTAGAAGATTGTAAATATAGATATGGTCTAACAGGTACTTTAGATGGTACCAAAACACATAAGTTAGTATTAGAGGGTTTGTTTGGTACCGTTAATAAAGTAATATCAACAGCTGAACTACAAGATAAAAAACAACTTGCTGACTTGAAAATTTACGCATTGATATTAAGTTATGATAATGGTAGTAGGCAGTTTGTAAATGGCCTAAATTATCAAGAAGAAATGGACTTTTTAGTATCACATGAAAAAAGAAATAAGTTTATTGTAAATTTGGCGTCTAAACTACAAGGCAATACATTGTGTTTATTTCAATATGTAGAAAAACACGGTAAAAATTTACATCAACAGATAAAGGAAAAAGCAGATGACAAACAAGTATTCTATGTTTACGGAGGAGTTGAAACAGAGGACAGAGAACAAATTAGAGAGGTTACCGAAAGGTCAGACAATGCTATCATTGTTGCTTCCTTCGGGACTTTCAGCACAGGCATTAATATACGGAACTTGCATAACATTATTTTTGCTAGTCCTTCTAAATCTCGCATAAGAAATTTACAATCAATCGGCAGAGGTTTAAGATTAAAAGACAATAAATCAAAAGCAACCTTATATGATATTGCAGACGATTTAACGCATAAAGAAAAAGAAAATTACACCTTAGCCCATTTCCGTGAAAGGATAAATATTTACAATGAAGAAGAATTTGATTATGAAATTCATAATGTGGACTTAACAAATGGAAAACATAAAGATAATTAAATTAGAAAATGGGGACGATATAGTCTGTGCCTTTCCAAAAGACCAACTACCAGAATCACACGCCCTATTAAGAATAACAAAACCTTTACAGGTTAAGTATATTCCTCAACTAACACCAGGTGGTTTTAGGGATTATGTTGCTATGGTTAAGTGGACAGCTTATACCTCAGACGCTATAATTACCATACCAAAACAAAAGATAATGACAATTACAAACGCCACCAACGAAATGGCTAAGTCATACTTACATATTAGTAAAGATTATGATATAATAGATAAAGTGCCTGAAAAGAAACCAGGCGTTGAATTTAAAAGAGAAAGATTGAGTGACCAAGAAAATGAGAAGATTAATGAAATATTTGATGAGTTTACAGACGAAGACCCAACAATCCATTAATAAAAATAAAAACGAAGTATCTACAAGGTGGCTTAGGAGTATTTCTCTTAACGGCGGACACCGTCCATTATATCCATTTTTTGGCAAGAGTCAAGCGTGGATGAAATTATTTTTAATTAATTTTAATACAACCCAACATTGACAAAATAGGAGTTTTAGTGTATTATGGTGAGTATGAATAAAAAAACAAAAACACAAAAAGAACATTATGTAAATAACAAGGAGTTTTTGGCTGCCATGATTGAGTATAAAAAGTCAATCAAACTAGCAGAAAAGAAAAAAGATGAAAGACCACCTGTTACAGATTACATAGGAAGTTGTTTTTTAAAGATAGCGAATCACCTATCATATAGACCTAATTTTATAAATTATACCTTTAGAGATGATATGATTAGTGATGGTATAGAGAATTGCTTACAATACTTAGATAATTTTAATCCAGAAAAATCAAATAATCCTTTTGCTTACTTTACGCAAATAATTTATTATGCTTTTATTAGAAGAATACAAAAAGAAAAGAAACAAGTAACCATTAAACAAAAACTAATAATGGAACATAATTATGATGACCTGACTTTACAACCAGGTGAAGATAGAGATTTTAAAAATCAGTTTACAGAATTCTTACAAAAGAATACGGTTATAGACGAACCGGCTAAAAAGAAGAAAAAAACAACTACTAAAAAGAAATCTAAATCAACTTTGGAATATTTTATTAATGAAGATAGCGCTACTGAATGATACACACTTTGGTTGTCGTAATGATTCTCCTGCCTTTATAAAGTATCAAAACAAGTTTTATAATGATGTATTCTTCCCTTATCTGGAAGAACATAACATAAAAACATTGGTACACCTAGGAGATGTTGTTGACAGACGAAAGTTTATAAACCATAATACTGCTCATAACTTTAAACAAGTTTTTTGGAACAGACTTGAAGACCTAAATATTGATACACATATCATTATAGGTAATCACGATACCTATTATAAAAATACAAATGAGGTAAATGCTTTACAAAATCTCAACATTAGTAAAGACGCTAAAATATATACTAGACCTGATACTGTCAACTTTGGTGGTCTTGATATACTTTTCTTGCCTTGGATTTGTGATGATAACTATGATGATAGTCTATACTCTATTGACAATTCTACTACAACCATTGCTATGGGTCATCTTGAAGTTAAAGGTTTTGAAATGCACAAAGGACACTTCAACGACCACGGATTAGAAAAAACTCAATTTAATAAATTTGAAAAAGTATTATCTATTATCTAGGAACACAATACGAAATTACATGGTCAGATTATAAATGCCCTAAAGGTTTTCATATATTTGATACAGATACAAGAGAAATAGAAAGAGTATCTAATCCTTATAGAATGTATAAAAAACTTTACTATAACGATAAAGACACCGACTATTCAGATTTTGACTTATCACCTTTTAATGATACATTTGTTAAAATATTTGTTACTAATAAAACAGATGAAGATATGTTTAACAACCTAGTAGAAAGATTTTACAATACAATTAATGTACATGAACTACAAATTGTAGAAGACCCTATTGATGTGGCTTCTACTGTAAGAAGTGATATACTAGAACAAGGCGAAGATACACTTACTTTTTTAGGTAACTATATCGACCAAGCCGATACTGGTGAACTTGATAAAAATAAATTAAAAGAGTTTGCTAGAGATTTATATGGAGAAGCAAGTGAATAGAACAATAGAATATGGTAATATACCATTTGGTCCTTATGTAATGAGAACAAAAGTACCTGAAGATATTAGAAAAAGATTATTAAAAGATGGTAAAAAAGATTTAGCGAGTTATCATAAATCTTTAGCTGGTCATCTACATACACAATTAAAATATAATAAAAAAACTACACAATGGTTCTATCAAGAATCACATTTCATTTGGCAGGCATATAGAGAGGGTTGGTCAAACTGGTCGGGTCTTCCTAATATTGGTTGTGAATTAAATGCTCACGACTTATGGGTGAATTTTATGAAACCTGGTGATTTTAATCCAGTACATACTCATGGTGGTGATTATTCATTTGTTATATTTTTAGATGTGCCAAAAGAACTAAAAAAAGA